ACTGGGACGCGGAAGGTTGCCAAGTCATCGTAGCTACTGCCGTTCCAGAGACCGACAACGAGCGTGTAACTGAACTTGAACGCGCCAATAGCCGACTCCTTGACTACGTAGATAGCCGGGTAAAACGCAGGGTGCGTGTTTAGTGAGGGCTGTTGATTGATAGTGATTGCCATCAGAGAACGATTTCGACTTCGACCTTGTTTGTGAACTCTTCACTGCTCATGTAGTTCGCCATGTCTTTCGTGAACGCAAACAGCATCGCAGCCTTGTGCTTCTGGGCGACGACCTGCAAGCCGTGAGCCAAGTAGGGCGTGGGTTCAATTCCGTACCGCCAGACGTTGCGAGTGATGGGGAACACCATGCTGTCATATGACATGAACTGCCCCTTGTCGTTGCGCCATTGAAAACGCTTGTTACCTAACCACTTTCTGATCCCGTCACGGATGCTACCGCTGCCCTTGCCGCTGCCGAACTTGAACGGCGACTTTGGGGCGCGGTTGATGTATGGGCGAATGGCCTTCCCGGTTGGATTTCTGGGCGGTGTGTATGGCCCTGCGCCCTGCACGCCGTACTCGATGAAGTCACCATAGCCTTCGCCACGCAGACCCAGTTTAATCGTCGAGTTGTCGTCGTCTATGTCAATGTAGTATTCGAGGCTCTTTGACAGGTCGCCCGATGCGTTCTTGTCTTGATGTGCCAAGTACCGCCGCGAATGCTCCACCCACTCCTGTCCAGCCTTCCGCAACGCTGCCTCGTAATGGCGAAGGACAAGTTCGTGCTCCTCCTTGTCCGCACCGACGATGGTGATTTTCAGATATGTCGATTCGAGAACCGCCATTACACGCCGGGTGTGTTGCAGGCATTGAGCGGGTTAGGTACGCGAATGGTCAACTGAGTAGACCACCCAGTCAGCAGGTTGTTGAACCGACTCGTGAACGGCTGACACTGCACAGGCAGTTCGATGCCGTACTCATCCGACACATCGAAGTTGGTCACGTCCGCCTGCGCGTTACTGAGCAGGGCGATGACATCTTGGATGATTAAGAAGGTCGTCGTGTACACCTCATCGAGGGTGGGCAACTGCTCCTCGGTAACCAAGTCGGCGACAATCACGTCATAGTCAAAACTGGTCACGCCCTTGTCGACGGTTGCGCTTGTGACTTGGGCGTACAGGAAAGGGAAGTTGACCACATTCATCTTGTCGATGTCCATCTCCTCGACGCTGTTCGTGTAGAACGCGCGAATCTGCTCATGTGCGATGGCGATGGTGTCGAACTGGTCGTTGATGTCTGATACGCTCCTCATGTGACTTTCAGGTTTTCCTGGACTCGTAGGTCTTGCTCGTAGGCAAGAAAGGTAAGAACGTGGTCCACCGTCAGTTCGGTCACGTCACTGATTTTTAGAACATCCCCGTTCGCTAAGTGGTACAGCGTCTCGTACCAACCCCACTTTGCGCTCATCTCTGATCCGCCGCCTCCGCCTTCAAATAACTGAGCGTATCGTGCGCTAACCTCCTCCCGATACGAGAAAAAAAAAGCATCGCACCCATCGCCGCCGACATCGGCGCGGCCTGCATCACGCCGTCCTTAAACTTGCTCGGTTGATATGCCTCAATCTCGTATAGGCTGCCCACCCGCCGAGTGACCCTGCGGTACATGACCGCCATCGTCTTCTCTAAGGTTTCATAGAACCCCTCCTTAGCAAAGGTTTCCAGGTCTATCATTTCCCCTATCGACAACTGCGTCCAATCAGGCACGAACCCATACTCAGTGCCGTCCAGATAGAACGTAGGTATCAATGGGTGGTCCTGTTGCTCGTCGGGATTAAGCAACCATTGTAGGTGGGCGATGACCTGCTTGACATCCTTGTCTGACAGCAACCGAATCTGTTGCTCTGACAGGTTGCACGTGATTTTGATGCACGCCAGCGCACGCGCCATTTCGTCGCCCTTGCCCGTCCATGCGCCGTTCAATTCCTTGAACTGACCTACGCTCAATTCCGCGTATGACTCCGGTATCGTGATTTTCATTGCAGGTAGTATTGCCCAGTCTTCCGGGTCAGTTTGTTTAGGCAGACGTAGCGCACCGCGTCCACCGCGTGGTTCCACTCGTCGCGAGGCGTATTGAGCATCCGCCCATTCCGATCCGTCTGCCACTTGTAGTTGCGGAACTCCTTCTGGATGTTGACTGCCGTATCTCGCACGTGCAACTTGTATCGCCGCATAGCGTCAATGCCGATGCGCACCGAGTCCGGACCCTTCCGTGCAGGCTTAATGTTGAACCCCTCGCGGTGCACCTCTTCGAGGCTCTTCGGCTCCGCGCTGTCGGCGATGATTTCGTCATTACGCTTGATGTCCAGGTCGCGCAGTCGCTGCGCTATGTCGGGGTTGGTCAAGCCCCCGCTGTATATCAACTCGTCAATGTAGAGGTCGTTGTCGTGTCGGTGGACGCTGACAACCGCCGTTGGGTCGTTGGTGTAACCCCAGTCCAGACCATACGCGACCAACTTCGCGCCCTCTGGTAGGTCGTCATAGGTGGTCGTCTGAAATATAGTTTCACGAGATACGCCGCGTTCGCCCAACCCATAGATGCGCCAGTAATTTTCGTCCGTCTCTTTGAGTCGCTCAATCTCGGCGACGACCTCTGGTTGTAGGTAGGGGTTGTCCTTGTACGTAGTCTTGAAGAATGTCGCGTCATCACGGGGGATGACCTCGTCGTACAGCCAATGAAATTCGTCACTTGGATTGTAGTCTAAAATGATGGCAGAGCCGCCCGGCACGCCAATGGTCCGCAGGGCTAACTGCCGGAACTCAGGTAGGGTCAGTTCGTTCGCCTCATTAGCGAAACAGATGTGCCGCTTCCGACCCCTGATTTTCTGCTGGTCGTCGATAGAAATGAACTCGAACGTGTTCCCAAAGAGGTTGTACGTCTGCTCCGTCTTGTTGTGGTTGCGAGCATCGTACCAATTCTCGCGGTCCAGGATTTCGATGAAGTCACGAAGGATGGAGCCACGCAGCGCAGGGAACGACTTGCGCACGACGGTAATCAACAGGTTCGCGTCCTTGTTCTGATAACACAACTCGCACAGGGCCGTGAGAATCGAGAAGGATTTCCCACTACGTGTGCCGCCTTGGTGCACTTGGATTCTGGTAGTGCACCCTTTGACGTGGTAGTATGTGCTCGGTTGTCTCATTCGCAAATAGACTGCGAGTCTGAGTCGTATATATGCTACAAGAAAGGCCGAGGGTGCAGGTCACTAAGAAATTAGTTAGTCACCAAGTGGAGCGATCGTGAACACGTGCACGGGGTTACTGCGCCGAGGGCAAGGCAAACCACTCCTTGCCCTTTTTTATTCGTCTACTAACCACGAGGAGTTTGATTCGTCCGAGATGTCCGTGAACCACGATGGCGCGGACGGCTTCTCGTTAACCTCTACCGACACCTCCTGTTGCTTCGGCATGAAGTACGGCATCAACCCAGTCAACGCCTTGATGTACTTCTCGTCCGAGTCCTCGCGTATTCGGTCAAGGCTGTCCTCGATGTGCTCCACCTGACCTTCCATAATTGTCAAGAACAGCATCCGCTGTTGCGTGCTGACCTTGTTCTCCGACCCCTTGGGCCGCCCAGCGGGGTTTCCGCTTTGTCCTTTTTCAAATGGCATCTGTCATTATCCATTTACGCATCCACTTCGCCGTCTCCGTCTGTGTCGGTGCGTACAACTCGCGAGGCGTGGGCTGTGCTCCCCACAACTCCGCCTTGATGTACTCCCGATACGCCGGGGTCATTGGCTCTGATATGATGGAACTGAAAACCTGGTACATGAGCGGGTCAAGTAACGCCGTCTGCAACAGGTCTTCAAGTTCGTAGTCAGTCATCCAATTCGACTTCGCAATGCTCCTTGCATTCTGGGCAGATGCCGATGTCCTGCATCAAGCCCGTCATGGGCGCACCGCAACACTCGCTTACTGGCTCAGTCATCGGTCGTCCGTCTGCGTTGGAACGTGTCCATGTCGATCCGTCTCATCAGGTCCAACACGCGAAGTTGGATTGCGCGTAGTTCGTCCTTGTACTCTTGAAGGTCGCGTTCTACCTCCTGCTGCTCTGCCTTGTTCATTGTTCTTTCTCTGTTGTTTGCAATGCAATGTAGCGCAACCGCAGTTGCTTTGGAGGCAGTCCGCCCTTTTGTTCTTCGGTGGTAGTGAACAACTCAACCAACCTGGAGAACAGCCAGACGTGCCGCTTCTGGTGGCAGGTGTCCAACATATCCCATTTCAGTTCGTCGTGTTGTGACAGCACCCACTGCTTGAACGCCTCTGATAGTTCGTCCGGGTTACCCATCTTTCTGTACGCTTTGTATCTCATGCTCTGTTTGTTCGATTGCTCTAAATATCTGGTATGCGACCTGCGGCACTATGGCGTTTCCGTAGGCTTTGATTGACTCTCGCCTCCACTTAGAAAAGGTGAGGTCGTCCAGTTCCTTGGGAAGCCCATCATCTCCTCCACAAAGAGGGGGTTCAGATGGGAAGTCTTCCCACGTTCTGGGTCGTGCAGTATGTTCGACAGCGTGTCGTCCTGCCGTGCCGGGTCGGTGCGTGTCGCCCCTCCCTTCGGGTCGCTGGTGGCAGAGGGGGTCGGTAGCATTCCGTTCCTGGCTTCTTGTCGCAGGCTCTTGTGTAGGTTCACCCCTTTCTCTGCATACCTCGCTCGGTCCTCTTGCCACTTCTCCGGAGTCCTCGCGCTGTTGTAGTCGAAACGAGTGGGCGTTGGCAGCATCCCCATCGCCGCCCTGCGCCCCAAGTTTATGCTCCTCGGCTCCTTGCCCGACTTTCGCCGTCCCTGATCCGTCACTTCGCACGCCGTCTCCGGTTCCACCGCGCACGGCGTTGGGAGCATCTGTTGCACCTGCGTTGCCAGGTTCGGCATCGTGGTCCCGTTGGGGTACTTCTCCATCCGTGCCTGAAACGTATCCAGATTGACTGGCTCCTCCCTTGTCGTTGGCGTAAGCAATAATCCAGATTCTATCTCTGCGGTGCGGGGCGTTGACGCTTGAAGCACCAAGTACAACCGGGAAGACTTCGTAGCCTGCATTTTCCAAGTCAGTGCACACCGTGTCGAGAACCAACCCGTTAGACCAAGACAGGAGGCCGCGA